TTGGATTACGGCGCGCATCGTCGCCAACGGTAAACTGATCGAAGTCGCGGCCCGCAGAGAAGAAGGCGAGGCGCAGCGCGTCCATCAGCGCAGGATTGTCCTCCTGCACGCTGGCGGGCACGACAATCTCGCCGGGCGAGACGTGCGCGATCATGCTGTCGCGGCCCTTGCCAAGCGCGGCAGCCTTGCGGAGGTGCTGGTTCATCACGACAGCGGGCTCCTGATGTTCGGCGCGACGTTGGCGTCGGTCGCGATCTGAATGCCTTTGAGCTGCGCTTCGATAGCAAGTTCCTGACGCTTGAGGTCGTATTCCATTTGCATCTTCTGCTTCTCAAGCTCGATGTCTGCCATCATCTTCTGCTTCTTCAGCTCGATTTCGGCAGCGGCCTTCTGCTGTTCTGGCGACGGCTGCTGCGGCTGCTGCGGCTGCTGCTGCGGCTGCTGCGCCGGGTCGAGGAAGAACTGCGACGCATCCTTGAACCCGGCAAGCTCAACGATCTTGGCGAGCGTGTTGCGGTACTGCGACAGGCTGACGAGCGGGTTGTTCATGCCGCCCTGATTGAGAAGCATTTCCTGCTTCTGCGCGATCTGAGCAAGCGCAGAGAGCTTCTGATCGACCTGACCATTGCCGAGGCCGACATTGATGCTCATGTCAAATTCGTTCTCCCACTCGCGCGGGTCCATTGGCACGAAGGTGTTGCGCAGTCGAATGATGCGCGGCTTGTTCTGATGCTGGGTCACAAGGTGCAGGATGTTTTTGAACAGGCGCTTGACGCCGGTCTCGGCAAAGACGCGAGCAATCATCTCGATCTTGCCCTGCGCGGCGGTCACAGTGGCATTTACGGCGGCGGCGGTCGTCGATTGCAGGGCGTCAGGATCGAGACCCATCGACGCGCGCGACAGGCCGGTGCGCTGCTCGCGGACGAGGTCGAGGTATTCGAGCATCGGGAACGTAAACTGACCAATCGGCGCTGGGGCTAGCGGCTGCACCATACCCGGCGCGCGCACGCGCACAACGCCGCCGGGGCGGTTTGTGAGCAGGTCGTCGAGGTTGACCTGACCCTCGACCGCCGTGACGCGTGAGTTGTTCATCGCGTAGAGGTTGTCGAGGTACTGCCGAATAACGGTAGATTTCACAACCTGAAGGTCTTCGACAAGCTCGGCAATGGAGCGGCCAATCAGGCGGTGCGGCATCATAATCGGCGACAGGCAGGCAAACGGGATCGCGTCGCAGGTGCAGTTTTCGACGATCTCATAGCCAGTGCCAAGGCACACAACGCGGCGCAGCTCGGCAATACCGTCGTCGTCATAATCCGAGCGAATGTAGACTTCGGTGACAAGCACGTCCTTCATGCTGTCTTCGGACGCAGACGTGGCGGCGTTCGTCTCAATATCTTGAAAGCGCGTCTGGCGCTCTTGCAAGTTTTCAAGCTCGCTATACCCGGCGTTCTGCATGACGACGTCTTCGTCGTAGCCCATCGCGATCAGATCGCTGACAGTCATCGTCGTGCGGTGCGCGACAAAGTGCGCGTCGTCAAGGGACTTGGCGCGGCGCGAAACGAGAAATTCCTCGCAGGGTACATTTTCGACGACGACGCGGCCATCCGACCGGGTGCGGCGCAACTTGACGTCGTACAGCTTTGGGCGCGGGTCGTACTGACCATCCGCAGGGGCCGGGCCAAGCGGATACTCGTCGCGCTCAATCAGCTCGACATTTTCGTCTGAGAGCATGATCTCAAGTTCTTGCTCGGTCAGCCCCTCATAAGTTTCCTCCCCGATGTCGAGCTTTTCGTCCCAATACACTTTGACGACGCCGAGTTTCTCGATCAGCGCAGACTTAAAAAAGTTATGCAGGATCAGAAAGCCGTCGTTGTCGCTGTTCAAAATAAAATTGCAGTAGTCGGTCGCCTGCTCGGCGGCAGCAACGTCTTCGGGTCCGCGCGGCACAAAGCTGACGGTGTTGTCCGTCGAACCAAAAATGCGCATGAGCGATGGCATGACCATTTCGACGACGTCGCTTACCTCGGTCGCCACAACCTGAGAGCGGCCTTCCTGCTCGTTGCCGAGCGGCTCGCCCAAGTAGCGGCGCATGAGGCGGATGCGATCCGCCGAGAACTGCGTGTCATAAAATCCGAGCGCGTTCTCAATCTCGGAGGACACGATGGATTGGAATTTAATATCGTCCACGGGCGCGTCCTATTTCTTCTTCGCCTTGGCGGGCGGGGCCTTTTTAGGCTCGGGCTTATGCTCAATCATCTTGAGCGTGTCGGCCAAATACTTGTCGGCCTTCTTACCCGTCATGCCAAGGCTGCGCGCGGCGCGGCGAATTTTGCTATCGATGATCAGCATCTAAACAACCCAGCTTGTGTCTACGTTTATGGGGCGCTTCCAATTCCAAGCCTGCGACTGCGCGGCAGAGCCGGAGCCAGCCGCAAACGTCAGGCAAAGCGCGTCGGCGACGTCAGGGGAACGCTGACCACGGCGTCTCATTTCGTCCTTGCTCTCTATCTTCAGCTTTCCTGATGACGTGTACGAGTAGCGCGGCGTGGTCAGCTCTTGCTTTAAGCCGTCGTGCTTGGGGAGCTTGCAGTCGCGCTCGTCAAGCCACTCCCGGCACAAAATCCAAAGTTCATCTCGCAGGCGCATCGCCTCGGGGCGCATCGCCGTGCTTTCCGACACGTTTACACCGCGCGCCGGAGCGCCCAGCTCGCGCAGACGGTCGCAGACGCCGGAGCCGACGCCGATGCTGTCGACGATGATCTGGTCTGGCTTCTCGTCAAAGCGCGCTGAGTTCATCTCGGCCATCACCGCGCCGCAGAGCTGCATAAGGTCAAGCCCTCGCCATATTTTAATGTCGCGCACGACGTTGCCCTTGCGCTTAACAAGCGCGGATGCGTCATTGCCGAAGCGTGCCACGTCCAAGCCCCAAACAGACGCGGCCCCGTCGTATGCCTCGACGTCGCGGTCAACCGCCTCCTCGACGAGGCCCATTGGTATGAAGCTCTCGTCGTCGACGGTCGGAAACTCGCCAAGAACGCGGACGCGGAAGGCATTGCTTTCTGCGCCGTAACGCTTCTCCATATCGCGGATGAAGTCAGGCGTTACGAGAGGATTGTCGAGGCACGACACGCCGCGCGTTTCCCAGTCTTCCGCAAGCTCCGCGAATACGCGGTAAAAAAATCCCGACGTGCGCGTCGGGTTGCCAAGCATAATAGTGCAGGCATTGTCGCCTGACATAGAACCGGCGGCGCTTTCAAAAACCTCGTCTGGCACGCCGCTCGCCTCGTCAACGACGAGAAGGACGTGTTCAGAGTGGACGCCAGCAAGCGCCTCGGGGCGCTCCTTTGACGATGTGCGCGCCGAGATAAACGCCTCTGTCGGCGACGCCTTCAGCACAACGCGCTCCGTCGTGCTGTCGATCAGGTCGCGCAGCGCCTCTGGCATATCCTTGATGCGGCGCTTGACCTCGGCGAAGAGGGCGTCGAAGAGCTGGCCGCTGGTCGGCGCGGTGACGACGATCTTGACCGGGTAGCGCGTCAGCAGGAACCAGAGCATCAGCGCAGCCGCAGCGGTGGACTTGCCGACGCCGTGCCCAGAGCGCACCGCGATGCGGCGCTTGCCGGCGGCCACGGCTGTCATCACGTCGGCCTGCCAAGGCAGGGGATCGAAGTCTAGTATTTGCTGGCAGAACCCGACCGGGTCGTCGGCGTACTCGCCTAGAAAGTCGGCGAAGGGGTTGTCGGTCACTGGACACCATAAGCAATTTTGCGTAAAATCAGAGCCATTTTTGGAGACGGAAAAATGAACGAAGATGTGGCCGCATATAACGCCCTTGAGGGCCTCGCCGATGAAGCATTTGCCAAGTACGGCGTGAAACTATTTGCCGACCTACCAAAAGAGGTTCAGGCCGACCTGATGCAGAAGCAGGAGAAAATCCTTCTCAGCTTCGGCGTCACGCACGAAGACTTTAATAACCCTACGCCGTTTATCGGGGCTGATTAGCCTCAAGATATTTCATTACGCCGTCCAGCCACTTTTGATCTGTTGGCTGCAACACGTTTGACATTTGGAACGCGCGGTTGTCTCCAGATGCGGCCTTTCCCTCCGAGCGCCTTGCAGCGTACCATTCTGGGAACAAGATGCTTCTTGGAACGCCAGCACTAAATCCACCCAGATAATCTCCGGCAAGGTCAACGCTATATGTGCCATGCGGCATCAATAGGCTCGCCGTTGGCCTCGTTGTCGCCTCGGGGGCAAGCAATGCCAGCGACTGCCCGCCGAATTGCTCTACGCCACTCGGTATGTCGCGCAGCTTTGCGTCTTGAATAACAAAGCGCGCGTTGGTCACGTTAGGGAAGCCTTTGTCGCGCCATTCAGCTTTGTCCATAAAATCAAAAAACGCCGCGCGCCTTGTTCCAGATTTGTCGAGCCAATCGTCAAGTTTTTCAGAAGCAATGCCGGGAAAATCTTGAGTTAAACTACTGTCGTATGCCTTCGCCGCCTTAAACCTTCTATCGAAATCCTTAACGTCTTTTTTCAAGATTTGCTTCGGATCAAAGTCGCGCATAGCGACGGCGCGCGTCATGTTTGAAAAGTCAGAGCCAGTCCCACTCATTGCCATATAAGTTCCATAAACCGGGGCTCCTTCGGCTGACCTGACCTTGTTTGCCAAACTCCTTATGACATTTTTGTCAGACGCCCAAGCGCCGGTTCCGATGCCGCGCATATACCCCATACCGCCATCTAAGACGATTGGGGCGCTAAGGTCTTTCCCGGCAAGCCGCGTGATCTCTCCAACGCCCGTTCTGTCGCCGACGAGGTTCAGCAAGTATCCAGAGCTAGACAGGTCCTCTGGAGATATTATTTTTTCAGAAACATAATTTGGCGTTGAGCGAACGGCACTCTGCGACGCCAGAAGCCCCGGTAAGTCTGGGTCTATCTTGTAGTTAGAGTACGGCGCGTCAAGCAACAGCCTCCGCCCAGCCCCAACAGCGCGCCTCGCCATACCGCCGATCAGGGGCATAGCGCCAAGCGCGGAAGAGCCGCCGAGCAGGCTAGCCCCAAGCATATCCCCAGCTTGCGCCGCGTCGGCGGCGTCGCCCATTGCAAGCGCGCCGCCAGAGAAGGGCAGCAGGTCTAGAACGCGGCCAGCCATTTCGGCGTTGCGCACGTCATCGCGCGTGTCGCCAAGGCCCAGCAGGTTGCCAAGCCGCTCGCGCATCGTGAGGGGGCGCGCATAGATCAGCCCGCCGCCAGCGTATGGGTCGGCAAGGCGCGCGCGTAGCCTGTCCTCAATAGACGGCCCCAGAAGCGACGCAGGATAGTAGGCGCTGGGCATCAGAAATTCCTCTGCCACTGGATCACGGCGCTGCGGTCGTTGTAGCGCGGGGCAGCAGAGGCGCTGAAACGCAGCAGGCCGAGCTGCGCGGCGAGGCGCAGGGTGCCAAGGTCAAGATCGGTGTGATAATTGTCAGGCATCGCCGTCGTCCTGAGAAATACGGATCACGTTGCCCTCGATGACGCGCGCCGCTCTGCGCTGCGCCGCCAGCTTGCGCACGGCATCGAGGTGGGCCGCGCCGCTATCCTGCACCTTCACCGTCTGCTCGATGCGGTCGCCATACTTTTTCGGAGCCATCCGAGAAGCAGCCCACTGCAAGAGCGCGCCAGCGACGCGCGCCACGTTCGGGTCCAGCTCGCCGCGATAGCATTCCTGCGCAATGTCTGCGACCTGCTCGCCAAAGCGGTCGCCGCGCATCTCGCGGGCGGCGTCGTACTGCGCTTGAAATTCGGGGCTCGCGCGCAGGTGGTTCATAACGCCCGACAGCGATGGCATAGCGGGCTGGCGGCAGATGCTGCGCAGCGACGCGCCCTCGGCGATCTGACGCGCCACCTCGTCGCAGATGGCAGGCGTCATCGTGATGCGCGTGCGGGCGCGAGGCGCGGCAGGCAGGTGAGCCGTCGCCGGGTTTGGCATATTTTTTTTGCGAGGCATAGGGCGCGCTACAGAGCGAAGAGGGGGGGGGCTAGCGCGCCAGCAGCAGGGCGATAGC